ATTATTTCCATTGCATTATCAGAAGCAGCGATTTTTGCGGTTAATGCTTTGCCATTTGCAGCGGTTTCGCGACCAATACCAATTTGTTCAATAATTCCTCTAGCCGTAAATGGCACTGTTACCCGTAAATAACCTGTGCCAGTTCCAGCCGTAATTACATTCGCGCGAACATAAATTGCACACATTTTGCCAACTCTTGTGTAATAACCTTCACCACTTGATGTTGTAATTGTTCCGTTTTGTGAAGTAATTGTTGGTGTATAACTTGTCCACGCCGCGTTGTTCCAGCGCATACCAGTTGTCTCGCTTGCTAATGCTTGTAAAAATCCATAATCCGTACCAACAGCCAAGCGCGCTGGTGTATCGGCAGCGGTTGCTGAAATCAAATCGCCTTTAGCATCAACAATTGTGTTTTGAATTGCGTTGGCATCATCTGATGTCACCCACACAAAATCCATGTCGGTGTTCGAATTCTTTGAAAGTACCTGTCCGGATGTGCCACCTTTCAGATCGGCCAACGATGTATCAACCGCCTGACCAAATACTTCAAAATCAGCCGGCAAATCCGTGACCAAATCTGTCGGTTGTGGCATTTGCCACCCAAAATTCGATGTCGGGTTGCTCACTTGTTTCTCCTTACGCTACGACTAACGCATCAGCCCAATCTAGGCTGCCGCTGATTGTGTTCCATTGTTCTGCAATTGCGACATCTTGCCATTGCATGGCTTGCAATGAAAATGCCAATGGGGAAAGGATAGCCGTGACCGAAACGCTGTTGTATGCGGCACGCCATGTCCAGCCTTCTACAAAACCAAGGTATGTGCCGGCGGCCATGTTCAGCGGCAAATCATTTATGCGTAACGGCAACCCCATGAAAATGTTGATTAAGGCATCCCGGTCAGTATCATCAATTTCTGGATTGGTCAGCTCAAAAGTGATTTGATTGAAATTGGCTTGAGGATACGCTCTGAGCGTTAGGTAAAAAGCTGCCTGATCCCCGGCATCGCTTGCATTTTCAATAGTGGTTGTAATGATTTGGGCTAATTTGCCGTAAAGGCCAATCGATGTTGCATCGGAATCCACAACCTCATTGCTTGAATTGTTGCCGTATTTCAACACAATTTCGTTCCGGATGTCACCAGCGCGAGTCTGGATTGATAGCGAATCGGCTAAAGCCTGAGCAGCTGAAAGATCGGTGTATCCGTTGGCCGCCAAATAAACCGATCTATGCGTGCTGTCAGCATACGAGATTTGCCCCAATGCGTTTTCGTAAATGTAACCCAATCCCGATGTTGCTAAAGCTGAAACTAATGAATAAACATTGATCGTTGATGAACCACGATTGGCCAACTCGTAATTGCCTGGTGTATCAATCTCACCCAATCCCGTGTTTTGGGCATCTTGCCATTGTTCTGTTGGATCATAGGTTGCCCATTGCAAAGCTGCCGGCACTTCGTTCCATGAGTTGATCAACAGATCAGTCAGAATTGTTAGAATCTGATCCCCATCAAAATCTTTAGCCAACACACCTTCGGTTAATGCTTTTGGCAATCGTGACAAGGCCCCCAAGGCTATTATTTTTACCGATTGATTGATGCCTACAACACCAGATGCAGCAATTCCAATGTCCAATTCTACAACTGTGCCGCCAAAAATTGGCACAAATGTAGCTGTGGAATCTTGCAATTCAATGGTCACCGCATCATTAATTTCAATATCAACAATTGATTGATCAAGGTTGATTAGCTCTAAATTGACATAGCCGGCATTGGCTTGCTCATAAATGTTTGTCCGGCCTGTTGTGATTGTGAGGTTTGCCAAAGCATAATTTGTAAATGTTGTGCCACCAATAATCACACGCCAAACAGGATTAAAAACACTCATGCTGTCACAAAATTCGTTGCGCCGTTTGTTCCGCGATAATAAGAGTTGTTAAGCGTATCGACTAGCACCCGCGCTGTGCCTTCCGGATCGGTCGTAATTCCGTTAAAATTCACAGTCACATTTGGTTTGTTAGATGCCGCCAAAATGCCAGCAAGCGTGTTTGTATTGACGCCAGATGTGCCAAAAGCAAATGGTTGATTGGAAGCTGCCATGACCCCGGCCAAAGTTGTTGTGCCGCTGGTGAAATTATCAAAAGCTCCAGCAACATCATCCACAACCTTTTTGGTGTCTTTTGCAATCTTTGTTACCGCGCCGCCTAGTGATCCGCCCGTTGAGCCGCCACCAGTCGTGCCACCAGTTCCCCCGGTCAATCCGCCTCCCGTTGCGCCACCACCGGTTGATAATGCCCCACCAGATGTGAATCCAGTCGGCAATGATGCAGCTGGCACCGAAATGCCTCCGGTAGAGCTTGATCCGCTAGATGTTCCAATTTTTGAAATTGGTGAAATGTCTGCGCCCGGCTTGATTAGGTTAAAACCACGGATCGCAACATTGATCAGATCGATTGCTGTGTTGATTAAACCTCGCAAAGCTCCAACGACATTTGCCATGATGTTTAACACAACGCTGGCTACATCGCCAACCACGCTGAAAGCTTTGCCAATAACATTGCCAATGATTGGAGCGGCAGCTTTGATGACATCAAAAAAGGCTTGAAATTCATCTTTGTTTTCAATAACAGTTTTTTTGATTTTGTCGAAAGCTGATCGGAAACCTTCAAAAATAGGTTGCACAAAATTTTTGATGCCATCAGCCAATGTTGTTAATGTTCCATCCATTCCACCGGATTTTTTGCCAAAAGCATCAGCAACTTGTTGCACAATTGGAATGACCTTTTCTGAAAAGAAATTGGCCAATTGTAAAACTATCGGCAAAAGTGCCTGACCAATCGTAGTTTTTGCATTTTCTAATTGAGCTGTGAGGATTCGTGTTTTGTTGGCTAGACCATCGCTGGTGCGCTCAAAATCACCTTGTGCAGCTGATGTTTGCTTGTAAATTAAAGCTTGAGCTGCCAATACTTTTTGCTGTGGTGTCAATGCATTTTTGGTGGTGCTAATAATGCCCAATTCTAAAGCGGCTTGCCGCAATGAGGCATCATCAAGCAAAACGCCATATTGGCGCAATGGTTCAGCTTCGCCACGCAATGCCGATCCAATTGCATTGATGGCTTGCTCTGGTGATGTGTTGTTGAAAGATGCCAAATCTGATGACAATTTTACAAAGTCAATTGAGAATTTGCTTAGATTCTCACCGCTTAAGCCGGCTGATTTTCCAAATGTGGCAAATGTAGCTGCGGCATCCAATGCCTGTTGCTTTGTCTGACCTAACGATGCGGCCGCACCATCTGCAAATTTTTCGATGTCTTTGGCTGACTTGCCAAACAAAACATTGACTTTTGAAATTGTCTCGCCCAAATCGCTTGCAGCTTTAACAGCATCCACGCCAATTTTGATTGCCATTGCACCAGCTGCGGCAGCTACGGCGGCAAAAGCCAATGCCGCTTTCTTGCTGAAGTCACCAATTTTGCCGGCGAAACCATCGACATCTTTTGAGCCTACATTAAGGCTTTGCTTGAGTTTATCTACATCAGCAAGAATCGAAAGCTTGAGTGTTCTTGATTGACCGGCCATCACCACTCCTTCAAAATCTTAGTAAATGCATTTTCCCATTGAGAGATGATGTGTGGCTGTTCGGCGCGCAATGTCGGATAGATAAAATATCCAAATGATCCAATGCCGCCGGGAGCCTTGCCAGACCAGATTGGAAATTGTCTGAATTTCTGTGAGCCAAATTCGTAACCGCCCCAAAGCTGTTGCGTTGTGCCACCACCGCTAAATTTTTGAGATACAAAGCCATAGCTGATCTCACCAATCTTTGATGACTTACTCACACGCGATCCTTGAGCAATGCGAATTGCCGCCTTATTTGGCCGGCCACCAGCTGCGGCTGTGACTTTGGATTGCAGATAAGTGGCCAATCCATTTGAAACGCCTTTGGCCTCAGAAACAGCTTGCTCATCCATGGCTTTGAAAGCCTTGATGATTCCGCGCAAATCACTCTTGTCATAAGTGATTGGTTCAGTTGCCATTTTTTGTCCTTAGAATCTCAAAAGCGGTTAAGACATCCTCTGGTGTTTGAAACTCTGATCGTGACAATCCGGTGTGGATGGCCAATTCCCAAATGATCCGGTTTAAGCTTCCCGGCTCGTAGCTTTTGGGTTTTCGGATTCTCCCATGCTGATGTCAGTCACAGTTTCGCACCACACTTCAAAAGGCTTCACAGTCTTTCCGGCTGCTTCGCGCTTCATCGCGTGATAAGCGAGAAACATCAAATCAGCAATGCCCAATTTCTCGGCTACTTGTTGAATTGTGTTTCCGCTTTGGCGTTCCCATTTCATCCACTCCGGTGGAAGCGCGGTATAGGTTGCGCTTTCCCCCGTAGTGAATTCAATTGTGATTGGTAATTTCATGCTCCCGATCTCCTTTGTTTATAGCGTTGGTGTTGTTACACAGGTAAAGGATAGTGAAACAGTTTGTGCATCTGGTGCGGTGCCTCCGGCTGATGGGAAAATTGGCTGCACATCAAAATTGAACACCGATCCTGATGCAGCTGTGAAAACAACCGCCAATGGTGTGTTTGGTGCTGTGTCTGCCGCTGTCCAAAGCGCGTTGCAGAGTGATCCACCTGCTGGCCAGTCGGCAAGCATTTCAACAGCAAACGAGCCTTGCGAATCAGTCGTAAAATACGCCTTGCCGTCCAAAGTTTGATATGTATTGATTGTGGAATCAATAGTTAGAATTGCGGATGTGGCCTGAGCATCATAAGTATCACCAGCAATGGTGAATGTGATATCTCTGCCGGTCACGATAGTTGTTGGCATGATTTCTCCTTAGTTGGTGTAGTAGGTGCTTACTTGTAAATCGGCTGTGAGGTATTTGCCCGCGCCAACTTCCAATGGTTGAGGTTGATTGACATTGCCGACTTCATAACCTGATGGCATTGTGCTTATTATATCAATCATTAATTGTTCTAAATTGTCTAGAGCTGCTGCGTTGTTCATATAAGCAACAACACCAGTTACAGTCAGATTGATTTTGACTTTAGTTGTTGATCCATTAATCAAAACGCTTTCGAGATAAGGTGCGTCCGGGATTAAACAGATGCTTGGGCTAGTCATTGCCTCTGGAATGCCGTTATATACATTGGCTGCAATTGTTGAAAGTGCAGTCTGC